AGATAATCTTGAAAGAATTAAAGAGGTTTATCCTAATAAAGAAATGCTGAACGTCAAAAACGTCGCGACGTTCTGCGGATTGAATAGAAAAACAGTATTAGAGCTATTTGGCTTTAATAAAGGATATATCTCTGTCGCTAAGTTAGCAAGAGAAATGTCGTAAATATTGGCAGTGAAAGAGAGGTAAAACGTATGTACATTATAGGTGTAGCTTTGTTTAGTTTCGGTATCGGACTATTCGGTGGTTGGAAGTTAATGAGAGAGGAAGATAAGAAATGAATTTGATAATGAGGATATGGAACAGTCTAAATGAGAAAGGTCGTAGAGCGTGGGTTGATACCGGTAAAGCAATGGCTGATATGAAAGGCGGTATATATGCCGCAGAGGAACAACCACAAACACGTAGTCACAAGTTTGACGAAAAGACCAACAGACAGATAGACCAAGTGATTGCATTGGTGAATGGCAAATGAAAAATGCAGAATATATCATTGCGGTAACAATGTTTTCAATGTTGCTGATAGCATTTGAAATAATCGTGATGATGAATATAGGAGGATAACAAATGACAGCAGGTCAGATAAGTAAGCTACATAATTTATGCTTACAGATTAATTTGTTGGCGGCAAAACGTGACGACGCACCTGTCGTGATATACACAATGGTAGGTGACAATAAGTTTGCACCGGTTATATGTATAAGCGTATATGAGGGCAAGCCGTTTAAAGAAATTATGTCGTTGTGTATTCCGACTGACAAAACAGTCGATAAGAAATACAGATTACAATTAAAGATGTTGGATGACATCAAGAAGAAGTTGGAGGTGAAAGAGAATGAATGACGAAGTAGAGAACTACAATAATGAAGAATTTATCACGATATTAACTGCACTTGGCAGTAACACAAAAATATTGATTAATGGTAGTGCTGATTTTGAAATACGCCATTCGTGGAATAATGGTGAGCCGTATATCAATATTGTTGCAAAAGAAAAAGACCGTTAGAGCTGGCACTCGTAAACGGTCAAAGCTTAAATACAGATTTAATTATCTGTGTTTGTATTTTAACACATAGAAAGGAAAATGTCAAATGTTTGGATATGTAGATATAGATAGAGAAATAACCGGCAATTACGGTGAGGATAGTTGCGGTGAAGATGTTGTCGCCTGCACCTGTGATGAATGTGGCGAGCCTATATATGTAGGTGAAAAATATTACGATATTGAAGATACGGTTATCTGCGAAGATTGTATAGATAATTTTGCAAAGGAGGCAGAAATATGAAGCAAAATTTACCGACGACGAACATAAAAGGCAAGGAATATGTCCTTGTAAACGACAGAATAAAGGCGTTTAGAGAGAACTTCCCTCAATACAGCCTTACAAGTGAGATAGTGGAATTGACGGATAAAAGGGTTGTTATGGTTGCGAAAATAATAAACCCCGACGGTGTAATCGTTGCGACAGGACACGCATACGAGGATGCGAATGGCAGTTTTATAAATAAGACAAGCTACATAGAAAATTGTGAAACCTCAGCTTGGGGCAGAGCATTGGCAAATTTGGGTGTGGGTATTGACGGAAGTATGTGCAGTGCAGACGAATTGGCAAACGCACTTATAAATCAGCAGAACCAACCGCAGCCGTCACAAGAACAACCTAAACAACAGGGTGGACAAATTAATGAAAAGCAAATTCAGAAAATACAGAGCATTTTGACCGTTTTCCCAAAAGAAAACAAAGACACTTCACTCAACATTTTGTTGAATGAGTTCGGTGCAAAAGAGTTGTCAGCATTACAGCAAGATAAATATGTTTTGTTCATAAATCGTCTGACCGACACAGCTAACGGTGTTGTAAAGAGTAGATTGAGCAATCTTGTAAAACAGTTTATGAACAAGTCCGGTAAAACCGAAAGTGAAGTGAGAGAACTTCTGAAAGCAGGTTTAGGCAAAGATGTTGACGAAGTCACTATCGCTGAATTTGACAAGTACGCACATAACGCAGTACAAATGATTAAAGATTATGACGGTAATGCCGATGAATAAGCAGATATTTCAAAAAAAAGACGGTATTAAGGCGGTAGCGTGGCTATCGTCCTTAATATCATCATTAGACGACAACAAGACGTATGCAGTCGAAGTAAAACAACACAAAAAACAGCGGTCTCTTGATGCAAATGCCTATTGTTGGGTGCTGATAGACAAGCTTTCAGAAAAGCTGAATGTCAGTAAAACAGAAATATACAGACAGGCAATTAAAGAAATAGGTGGCAACAGTGAAACGGTGTGCGTGCCTACAAAAGCCGTAAACAAGGTATGCGAGGGTTGGAAACATAACGGTATAGGTTGGCAAACGGAAACGTTTAAAAGCAAAATTGACGGTTGCACAAATGTCATTCTATACTACGGCTCATCGTCGTACAATACAAACCAAATGTCAATGTTAATTGATAATATCGTACAGGACTGCAAAGCACTTGATATTGAAACATTAACGCCGAAAGAATTACAAGCATTAAAGGACGGTTGGAAATGAAAAAGTGTTTTATATGCGGAAGAAACGGAAACGGTGACAGATTAGAACGTCACCATATATTCGGAGGAAGTAACCGAAAACACTCTGAACGGTATGGGTTAGTAGTTTATCTATGTGGTGAACGATGTCACCGTAACGGTGAATATAGCGCACACAGAAACAGCGATATAGCTGATTATTTGCACCGATACGGTCAAGAAAAAGCTATGAAAGAGAATAATTGGACAGAGGAACAATTCCGAGAGGTATTCGGAAAAAGTTATTTATAGGAGGAAACGCAATGGTAAAAATAAGAGTAGAAGATACATACACGAACGAAGTAATTGAAACCGAATGTGACGGTGCATTGATTTCAATGCACCAACGCGAAGAAAATAATCGTGTAGCACATTCGATTGTCATTGGAAGATTTAACATTAAATTATTAAAACTCATAAGAAAAGATATAAAGGAGATTTTAAAGAGAGCATTTAAGGGGGAAGGAAGAGTTGAATAAAGTTATATTAATGGGACGTCTTACAAAAGACGTTGAAATAAGACAAACACCGAACAATCTTTCAGTCGCAAGATTTACTATTGCGGTAAATCGAAGATTTGTGAAAGACGGTGGACAGCAGGCTGATTTCATCACCTGTATTGCGTGGCGTAAGACAGGTGAGTTTATTTCACGATATTTCCAAAAGGGCAGTATGATTGCGGTAGTCGGAAGTATTCAAACAAGAAGTTGGGACGGTAATGACGGTAAAAAGCAGTATGCGACAGAAGTTATTGTAGACGAGGCATACTTTACCGGCTCAAAATCTGAAAGTGGTACAGGCGGTAATACCGATTTGTCTGATAGTGGTTTAGACGATTTAAACAGTCAATACGGTGAGGATTTTGCAACAATCGGTGAAGAAGATTTGCCGTTTTAAGAGGTGTAGTGTATGAACAACGGAATTAACTACTTTCCGCTGAACGTACATTTAGATGATAAATTTGAATTAATCGAGGCTGAATTTGGACTGAAAGGGTTTGCGATAGTCGTTAAGTTGTTCCAAAAGATATACGGACAGCAAGGTTACTATTGTGAATGGACAGAAGACGTTGCATTATTGTTCGGAAAGAATGTAGGTTTGGGTGGTGATGCCGTGTCCGAAATAGTGAGAGCTGCGATTAAAAGAGGTATATTTGACAGTGAACTTTATGACAAGTATCAAATCTTGACTTCGAGAGGAATACAAGAAAGATACTTCGAGGCAGTCAGTCGCCGTAAAGAAGTTGAAGTCAGAAAAGAGTACCTCTTAATTAAAGTCGACCAAATTTATAAGAATGTACGCATTTTAAATGAAAATGTAAACATTTCAAGCAAAAATGTAAACATTTCCGAACAAAAGAAAGTAGAAGAAAGTAAAGTAAAAGAAAAGAAAGTAGAAGAAAGGGAACTGCCACGTCTGCCTGTAAGAATTGTTAAGCTATATGAGAACAATATAGCACCTTTGACACCGATTACACTGCAAGGCTTAGATGATTGGCTGAATGATATGTCGGAGGACGTTGTTATATACGCAATCGAAGAAGCTGTAAAGAACAACAAACGTAATTACAGGTACATAGAGGCAATACTTCGCAATCATTTTAATGCGGGACGTACTACCCTTGCGGAAGTGCAAGGTGCAAAGAAAACATACCACAAAGGGAATGAACAAAGCGTATATGATGACAACGGTGTTGATTATGACGAACTTGAAAAAATAATGAGGGAGCGAATGTAGTGGTAATATTAGCAATAGACCCCGGTAATACACAAAGCGGTTGGTGCATTATTGACGGAGAAACAATGAAACCACAAGACTTTGGAAAGACCGATAATGATGAGTTGTTAGACAGTTTTGAACGTCTGATAAGAGTATATCAAGTAGACGTTGTTATTATTGAAATGGTGGCGTGCTACGGTATGCCGGTTGGACGTGAAGTGTTTGAAACGTGCGTGTGGATAGGCAGATTTACCGAGAAAGCAAAGCAACTGCAAAAGGATGTTCAATACATAACACGCAAAGATGAAAAAATAAATATCTGTCACAGTATGAAAGCCAACGACGCAACTATTCGCAGAGCTTTGATAGACAGATTTGCAAAACACGATTTAAAGAACGGCAAGGGAACAAAGAAAAATCCTGACTGGTTTTACGGCTTTAAAAGTGACATTTGGGCGGCTTATGCAGTGGGGATAACGTGGATTGATATGGAGGAATAAGACAATGACTATTAAATTACCAATGGACGTGGAAATAGAAATGAATACGTGTTTGCCGTATGATTTCGATGATATTATTCGCAAGACATTTAAAGAATATTTAGGCGAAGCAAAAACAGGAAATTTAGCGTTTGATAAATTAAATTTTATAGACTTCTGTATTGCTTCAATTCGCAATTCAAAATGTGCGGAGGAGGCAGTTCAAGATATAATGCTCAAGCAAACAGAATTCAGATTAAAAATGTTTAATCAATTTCCGGAAAAAAATTCGTTTTTTAACATGAATTTTATGGCTCATTACTATGAAATGGGTAGAGCAAGCGCATTACTGCATACTGGATATAGCAGTAATTGCACAGAAAATGAAACTATTATGAAAGTGGTTATAAGAATTATAAAAGTGGTTAGTGATTTTGAGGAGGAAGAAAATGGTGAAGAAAAAGAGAATTAAAATCGGTGCTATGTATCGAGAATATGGCGAAATGGAAGGAGTTTTATGCCGTAACTGCTGTAACTTCATAACAATAGCAGTTGACGGAAAACATCACTGCAAATGCAAGGCGTATGGTATAACGAGAGAGGCTAATACAAACTGGCGTAGCAAATATGAGGCGTGCGGATTGTATAACACGCCGATAGGCGAAAAGTATAAACCAATATTCAAAGGAGCGAATGAGTAATGAATACACCGATAATTAGACCGAGTTTGATTTATTTAATTAATTTGTGCGACAATTTCAAAACTGTATTGTTTATAGTTATGCTTGTAACGGGAGTTGTAGTAGTTGTTAGTCTTTATGAATATCTTGACGAAGAAGAGGAACGACAATGCTTTAGTAAGTGGTTTAAAATACCCATTATAGCATTGATAAGTAGCTTAGCGTTGAATATCGTATTACCAAGCGAGAAAACTTGTTACACAATGCTTGTTAGTTCGCAACTGACGCCACAGAACATTCAA